AGATTCTAATATTGTTTGGATGAATGATAGGTGGATCTATAAAGAGATACAACCTTACGTTAATCAGGCAAACGCTAGTGCGGGTTGGAATTTTCAATGGGATTGGTCAGAGTCTTGCCAGTTTACAAAATATGAAAAAGGGCAATTCTATGATTGGCACTGTGATGGTTGGGATAGACCATATATGAGAGAGGATAATGATCCATCAAACGGTAAGATAAGAAAGTTATCCGTAACTGTTAGTTTGTCAGACCCTAAAGATTATAAGGGTGGTGAGTTAGAGTTTGATTTTAGGAACCAGGACCCAGATAAAAAACCTAATATTAGAAAATGCACAGAGATATTACCAAAAGGATCTTTGGTTGTCTTTCCTGGTTTTGTTTGGCATAGAGTATGTCCAGTTAAAAAAGGATCAAGATATAGTTTAGTTATATGGAATCTAGGATGGCCCTATAGATGAGTATGACTTTTCCACAACAATTAAATCTAGAACAATATTTTTCTTGTCCCATATGGTGGGCAGACCAACCTAAATTTGTAAATAAATTAAATAAAGCTTCTGATAAATATATCAAAGAATCACAGAAAAGATTAAAACCGGATATAGATAAAAGAAATAAAAAATTTGGTAATAAAGGGGATATGGGTCATGTATTTCATTCAACATCATTAATAAATGATCCTAAGTTTAAAGACTTACAGGACTACATAGGAGCAACATCCCATAACTTATTGGTTGAGATGGGTTTTGATTTAAGTCAGTATCAAGTGTTTACAACGGAGATGTGGGTGCAAGAGTTTGCTGAAAAAGGTGGTGGACACCACACTTTACATACACATTGGAACGGCCATATGTCTGGTTTTTATTTTTTAAAAGCCAGTGAAAAAACATCCATGCCATTGTTTGAAGATCCAAGACCAGGTAATACTATGAATCTTTTACCAGAAAAAGATAAATCAAAAATCACATATGCAAGTTCACAAATTCATTATCAAGTCAAACCAGGTAGGATGATATTTTTTCCATCGTATATGCCACATCAATATATTGTTGACATGGGTTATGAACCATTTAGGTTTATACATTGGAACTGCCAAGCGATACCAAAAGGAGTTTTAAATGTCGTTCAAAAAAAATAAATACACAGTTTTAAAAAATGCAATATCCAAAGAATTAGCAAATTTTGTATATAGTTATTTTAAAAATAAAAGAAATGTAGCTCGAGTTTTATTTGACTCTAGGTACATATCACCATTTACAGAATATTGGGGTATATGGAATGATGAACAAGTTCCAAATACATATTCACATTATGGTGACTTAGCCATGGAAACTTTATTACAACAAGTAAAACCTGTTATGGAAAAACACACAGGACTTAAACTTTCAGAAACATATTCTTATGCAAGAATTTATAAAAAAGGAGATGTATTAGCTAGACATAAAGATAGATATTCTTGTGAGATATCCACCACTTTAAATTTAGGCGGTGATGACTGGCCAATATATCTAGATCCAACGGGTGGTAATAATAAAGCAGGTGTCAAAGTAAAATTAAACCCAGGTGATATGCTGATATATTCTGGATGTGATCTAGAGCATTGGAGAGAAGAATTTACAGGTAAAGATTGTGGTCAAGTATTTTTGCACTACAACAAATCAGGGTCTAAAATGGCAAAAGAAAATGCTTTGGACAAGAGACCTCTAATAGGTTTACCTGCATGGTTTAAAGGTTCAAAGTTGACTAATTCTAAAAAATAGTCTATACAATAGACTGGTGGGGGGAGACACCACCACAACACCCTCCCCCTGCTTTTAATCTGTTCAATAACCAATAAATTTGCTATAGTGGTTTACTATGCTACAGAAATTAGGGTTTTTACCAGGATTTAACAAACAAGTCACAGAAACCGGGGCCGAGGGCCAATGGTTTGATGGCGATAATGTTAGATTTAGATATGGCTCACCTGAAAAAATAGGGGGTTGGCAACAGTTAGGGGAAAATAAATTAACTGGTGCGGCTAGAGCTCTCCATCATTTTGACGATAATGCAGGTATTAAATACGCTGCAATAGGAACAAATAGAATTTTATATGTGTTTTCTGGAGGAATATTTTACGACATTCATCCTATAAGAACTACAATCACTGGAGCTAACTTTACCAGCACTTCTTCTTCGAAAACTGTAACCGTTACTTTAGGATCCCCACATGGATTACAAGAAAACGATATTGTTTTATTTGACAGTGTAACTGGTTTAACTGGTTCAACATTTACAAATGCAACATTTGAAGATGAAAAATTTATGGTGACATCAGTGCCAACCACAACGACTTTTACTATAACTATGGATACAGCAGAATCAGGGACACCTTTAAGTGCAGCTGGATCAGCATCTGTTTTAATTTATTTTACAGTAGGGCCATCGCAACAATTAGGTGGTTTTGGTTGGGGTACAGGTTTATGGTCTGGTACATCTCCAGGTGCTGCCACTACAACTTTAGCCTCTACAATCAATGATACAGTAACAGACATACCTTTAACCAACTCCGCAGCTTTTCCATCTTCAGGAGAGATTAGAATAGGGTCTGAGGATATAAGTTTCACAGCCAATAATACCACGACAAATATTTTAAGCGGTGGTGCCAGAGAGGTTAACGGCACAACCAAGGCAGGGCACAGTGCAGGTGCAACAGTGACAGATATTTCTAAGTTTGTTGCTTGGGGTGATCCATCATCTTCTGACTTTACGATTGATCCGGGTTTATGGGTATTAGATAACTTTGGAACAAAATTAATTGCGTTAATATATAACGGTCAGTGTTTTGAGTGGGATGCTGCTGCAGCAAACGCTACAGGAAACAGGGCAACAATTATTGCAAATGCACCGACTAAGTCTAGACATGTGCTAGTATCTACTCCAGATAGACACTTAGTGTTTTTTGGAACTGAAACCACAGTTGGAGATCCATTAACGCAAGATGATATGTTTATAAGATTTTCTGACCAAGAGAATATTTCTGGAACTAATGCATATACAGTCACCGCCACCAATACAGCAGGCACACAGAGGCTCGCGGATGGTTCCGAGATCATGGGAGCCATTAGAGGTAGAGATGCAATCTATGTTTGGACCGATACAGCGTTGTTTCTTATGAAATTTGTGGGTCAACCGTTTACCTTTTCTTTTGAACAGGTGGGCACAAACTGTGGATTGTTTGGAAAGAACGCCTGTATAGAGGTTGATGGTACGGCTTATTGGATGTCAGAAAATGGGTTCTTTCAATACGATGGTCAATTAAAATCTATGCCATGTCTAGTAGAAGACCATGTCTATGATGATATAAATGCTACATCTAGAGATCTCATCAATGCAGGGTTAAATAATTTATTTGGTGAGGTAAACTGGTTTTATTGCACGGAGGCCTCCGATCAAATTAATAGGGTGGTTACGTACAATTATCTTGACTCAACACGTCAAAGACCTATTTGGACCACTGGCACATTACCAAGAGCAGCGTGGCAAGATTCCGCTGTATTTGATAGACCACACGCAACTTTTTATGATCCTAGCAGTAATGCCTCATACGATGTTACTGGTAATACGGACGGTTGTACTATATACTATCAACAGGAAACAGGGACCGATCAAATTGATGCTGGTGGAGTTATAACAGCTGTGTTAGCAAATATTGTTTCTGGTGATTTTGATATCACTCGAAGAATGGTTAGAGGTCAAACTGTTGGAACACCAGATCTTAGAGGAGATGGAGAATTTATAATGAGAATAAGTAGATTTATACCAGACTTTATATCGCAAACAGGCGATACTCAAGTTAGTTTTCAAACTAGAGATTTTCCAAATAGTTCACCAACCACAACAAGTTTTACATCAACACCATCTACGACTAAAGTAGATACAAGATTAAGAGCTAGATCAATAGCTTTAAAAGTTGCAAATACGTCAACAAGTCAAGATTGGAAACTTGGAACTTTTAGATTAGATGTACACCCAGGAGGAAGAAGATAATGGAAACAGATAGAGATTTTTATAGTGACTTATTTGCAGAGGATCTTTACACTAGATTACCGGAAGATACAGGCTTAAGAATTGATCCGGCTTTAGTAAATAAATTTAGATCATTTAATCCAGAACTAACAGATAGAACTGATGCAGAAATAATGACTTTATTTAGTGATAAATTTAGAAACGTTCTTCCACCAAGTCAAGAACCTGAGGTAGGTTTTGGTCAAGGTATAAAAGATTTTTTACTTAGTGGTGGCATTACAGGTAATATATTGAGAGGTATAGGTTCTTTATTTCAACGAGATCCAAGAGAAACTTCAATTAGAGATTTTTATTCGGGTGCTGGTTTTGATGACATAGGAAGAATACAATCAGGATTAATGGCAGGTTATAGTCCTGTATCAGGCGGTTTTTTAAATACGATAACAGGTGGTAGATTAGGTGCTCCTACAAAATTTGGATTACAAAGAGCTTACCAAAAAAGAATAGACACAATTAATAAAACTTTGGCTAGAAGAAGAGCTAGAGGTTTAAGTGATGATGACACTGTTTTAGATGAAAGATTAGAAAAACTAAAAGATGAAAAAGCAAGAGAGTTGCGATCTTTACAAACAGCACAAAGAGAAAAAGATAGAGCAGATATAGATAGAGCATATAGAGAAGAAGCAGGAGATAGATATTCTGGAGGTGAGAGAACGCAAAGAGTAGGTGGACAAAGTATAACGACTTATGATGATCCGTTCGATCCAGGAGGTGGAGAAAAAGATGGTGGATTTATTGACGGCAGTAATAGAAGAAAATTAAATACAGGAGGCCTAGCAAAAGTGTTAGGATATTAACCATGGCAAAAATTGTACAGTCATTAACAAGAGCAGAAGAAGAATATCGTAGAGAAAATTTACAATCATTAATTAGGGACTTAGACGGTGTAATAACAAAGCTTAATTCTTCTTTTCAAGATGAAGTAAAACAAGAAATAGAAGCTAGAAGCTTTTTCTTAGATGCGTAATGGCGGTAGTAAATCAATATAAATTTGACGGTAAAACTACGACAGCTGCAGAAACTGTCGACATATTAGAGCCGGGTGTTAATGAAACTATAATTATAAGATCTTTAAGAGTTACTAATAAATCTGGATCTAATACACCAACAGTTACAATTAAAAACAATAATTTTGAGATTGTTAATACTCAACAGCTGGCAACAGCCACAAGTGTAGAAATTTTAAGTCTGCCTCTAATAGTAGAGGGTGGCACTAAATTGTCTTATACAACAGCTGGCACCGTATCTGATGGAGTAGTATTTGGTATTAGCTATCTCAATATATTAAAGGAGAGAACAGACTAATGAAAGTATTGAAAGCGGAAGTAGAGGAAACCTATAGACACAAAAAAACAGGTGAGGTTTTTAAGGAAAAAAAGGACTGGGAAGCTAAAGGTTACAAGCCAGAGGACATGGCCCAGGACGTAAAAGTGATCATGCCTCCTCTTGATTTGTTCGCTAAAACAAAGTAAAACGATAAATTAAGGTAAAAATATGGCTATATCTAGAATGCAAGAACCCCGACAGTTATATGGATTAGGTAGTTTAGTTAAAAAAATAACTAGACCTATCAAAAAAGCTGTTAAAGGTATAGGTAAAATAGCCAAAAGTCCTATAGGAAAAGCTGCGTTGTTAGCTGCTGCAGGGACGTATGGATTAGGTGCTCTAGGATCTGGAGGACTCAATCCACTAGCATCAGGATTTTTTAGTAAGGCTAATTTAGCAAAAGGTTTAGGAACATTTTTTAGTAAAGGAAACCCATTATTATTTAAAGGTGGTCGATTTGATTTAGGTAGAGCGGGTCTTACAGCTAGTGCACTTGGTGCTGCATTACCTTTCTTAGCACCAAATTTATTAGCACCTAAATTTGAAGAAGAAATGGAGGAAATAGATATTACTCAAACTCCAGAAAGTATGGCTTTACTAAATCAAAGAGCTAGAGATTTTTATAATTACGGTGATGAAAATTTAATGTTCATGCCTAGAAAAGAATATGTGTTAAGAAACTTTTATGCAGCTAAAGGTGGATTAGCAAATGAAGAGGACGATGAAGATTACGATAGAAATTTAGCAGCTGTTATAAGAACTCGAAGACAAAAAGGTGGGTCAGTGCCAGAATCAAAAGTAAAAGGTTATGACACACCAGCAGGATTTAATAAATTTGATTATCCTACGGGTGGCGTACCTGTTAGAACACCTAAAAAACAAGGTGGACTTATGGACCTAGGTGGTTTAGAAATGGACTTCAGGGCAGAAGGTGGTTTTGTTCCAATCGGAGCAAAAGAAAAAGCAGACGACGTACCTGCAAGATTAAGTAAAAATGAGTTTGTCATGACAGCTGATGCTGTTAGAGGTGCCGGCAATGGTAGTATAAAAGATGGCGCACAAAAAATGTATAATACAATGAAAGAATTAGAACGTAGGGTAGTATAATGGCAATACCAGAGTATTTAAAAGATTTTGTAACAGATTTTGCACAACAGGCAAAAACAGCTTTTAGTGCACCTTTAGATCCAAAAACTTTTATGGGTCCGCAGTTTGTAGCTGGACTTGACCCATTACAAACGCAAGCGATAGGAATAGCACAAGCCGGCGTCGGTAGCTTTGCACCTTTTTTATCTTCTGCACAACAGGCAATAACACAAGCAGGTCAAGATGTGGCTGGTTTAGATCAGTTCGCGGGCACTGGAGCAGGGACCGGGCCTGGATCAATCTCAGCTTTTCAATCACCGTTTCAACAACAAGTTATAGATGAAACATTAAGACAGTTTGACTTGTCTCGACAAACAGGTAGACAAGGAATTCAAGATGCAGCTGTTAGATTAGGTGGTTTTGGTGGTGGTAGAGAGGGAGCAATGTTAGGTCAGTTTGATGCTGACACATTAGCAAATAGAGCAGGTATTAGAGCTGGATTACTAGCACAAGGATTTCAAGATGCAGCAGCTAGAAGACAACAAGCTTTTGCAAATCAACAGGCACTAGCAGGTGCTAGAGCTGGTCTAGCTGGTCAACAATTTGGTTTATCTAATTTTTTAAGACAAGGAATGGGTCAAGATGTTTCTGCATTAGGATCTCTTGGTGCATTAAGACAAGGTTTAGATCAAGCAAGATTATCGGCTGCACAACAAACAGCACAAGCAACTGCAACGGAGCCATACGGAAGATTAGAAAGACTTGGTACAGCGTTAACTGGATTATCAGGTGGTGTTGGAACACCATCCGTACCACAACAAGTGCCAAATCCTTTTGGTACAGCTCTATCTAACGCTCTTGGTATTGGTAACTTGTTTGCTAATATTTACGGAGCAATGAGGCCTGTAGGATAATGAGACCATTAAATAGACCAATGTTCAGAATGGGTGGCCCTATCAAAGAAGGGATCATGGACGGTATTGAAGAACCAAGAAGAGCATATCAAGATGGTGCTTTTGGAACTAGCGCGTATACTGAAGATGACTATAGAGATTTTATAAATAGAGTGTTTGTAAAACCGCCACCAAGTGAAACTACAATACCCGGAATGTTTCGACCTGAAGTAAAAAACTTTTTCCAAGATGGAATGGTAACAGATCAATATTCTTATGAAAATTTATTTAAACCTGGTAAATCTATATTTGACAATCCTTTATTTGATTATGCAAAAGCAGGTATAGAAGGAGAAAAAGCCAATAGAATACTTACTGGTGGTAAGACAGGATTTGCTACGGCATTAAAAAAAGATATTTTAAGTAAATTACCAAAAATGGACACTCCAAAAGGGGGCGGTGCTGCTTTTGCTGCAGAAGAAATTACAGAGGGTGACATCGAAGATAACCCAACTTACATAGCAAAAATGCAAGAGGGTGTTTTACAAAGAGGCATCCCAGAAGAAAAAAAAGATAGTGAAACTAAAAAAGCTAAAGAAGAAGATTTTGCTAGTGGTAAATATAAAACTAAATCAGAGCCTGAAGGAGACAGTGAATTATTAAAGAAATTAGGCTACGACAGAGCCGTTAAAAGAGGCAATTACCAGCTCATAGAGGCCATTAGACGAGGATTAACAGAAGGTGGGGTGCAAGGTGCCCTAGACGCTGCATTTGCGGCAGGAGCGACTGATCCTTACGGAGAGGCTAGTAAGATTAGACAAGCAGCTGCATTAAAAGAATTTGAACAAGAACAAGAACAGAAAAAATATGAAACTAGAAGAAGAGATAAACTAGAGGATACAAAAGAATTAGCTGAGTTTACGGCAAAAATAAATAAAAAATATAAAAATTCCACTGGACAATCTATTGAAGAGAAAAGATATAATTTTGGTAAATCAATTGGTTTAACAGGTAATGACTTAGATATCTTTACTAGAGGTGCAAAAACAATTGACGAAAATATTTTAATTGCTCAAACAAAAAGCACTTACGGAACTCTTAATAATCAAACTTTATTTACAGCTGTTGCAGCCGGAGTTGGTGCAGACAAAGTTATAAATATAGATAAGGATGATAGATTTAGTTCTTTAAAAGATATACCAGATGATTTTGGTGTTGGAAATTACGTTATTACAGGAACTAAATTATATGTTGTTAAGGAGGATGCAGACGGCAAGAAAGGTCTACAATTCCAAGCTAACTACGGTTAATAGGAGGTAAAATGCAGGTATTTGGTGAGTTACCTACTGTTGAAAAAGAAGAAAATTTAAATCCAGAAGCAGAAAAATATTCTGACATCAGTACATTACAATCAATTTTTGCAGGATTAGGATCTGGACTAATACAAATACCGAAAGGCGTCATGTCTTTGGGTGCTAGTGTTTATGATCTTGTAAACGATACTAACAAAGCGGCAGAAATAGAAAAATATTTTGATGATCTAACAGAATTGGATGAAATGGCAGAAGCAACTACTGCCGGTAAAATTGCAGAGCTTTTAGTAAACGTTGGTATACCCGGTGGTGTGGGTTTTAAAGTTGGATCTAGTTTGGCTAACGCTGCAGTCAGAGCAAAAAAGGCTGGTAATTATTTTAAGATTACAGGAGAGGCTGGTAAAAAATTAAAAAAAGGAGCAGACGTTGCTGCTGAATTAAATAAAAAAGGTAAGGCTGCAAAATTTTTTGCAGGTACGACAGCTGGTGGTATTGCAGAGGGTGTGTTTATTGGTGATGTAGAAAATGCAGGTACACTAGGAGATTCTTTAGGTGGTTTTACAGAATTAGAGAGAGCTGAAGATGGGTCAAACGATCCATTAAGAGATATTATAAACAGAATAAAATTTGGAACAGAGGGGGCTTTGTTTACAGGTGTGCTTGGTGGGACTGGTGCTATAATAAAAAATCTTGCAAAGAGAGGCAATGAGTTACAATATAGCAATGATTTACTAGATAAATTTTATGATAAAATTGGTGGTGCATTAAGAGCAAGAGGTAAAAAAACAGAAGAGTTTTTTAAATTAGAAAGAGCAGAAAAAGGTTTACGATCTGGAGATACTATAGTTGCTAAAAATATATCAAGAGATACAGACAGATTAATTGATGCTGTATTTCCTGCATGGCGAACTGTGGCTAATGCACAATCTGCAAAAAATAGAAATATATTTTTAGAAGAAGTAAATGATTTACTAACATCAGGTAAACCAACTATTGATAAGCAGGGTAGAGTTAAGTTTGAATTTTTAGATCCTAAAAATAAAAAATTTAAAGTATCTGATACTATTAGAAAACATTTAGATGGTAAGAAGGCAACGGAAGTAGAAACAGAATTATTTGCTAACATTAATGCTATAAGAAACAGATGGCAAGACTTATTTTCTAAATTAGGTGGCAGACTTGAAGACAAAGAATTAGCAGAGTTTAAAAAATTATTTGGTACAAAATTTAAAAATTATCTTGGTTCAACATACGAAGTATTTCAAAACAAATCTATTTTGCCATTCTTATCTTACACACCATCAAGAGAAGCAATCAAAGCAACAGAGGATTTGTTTATTGCAACAGGTAAAGAACAAGGTAAAACAGTAACCAGGGAACAGGCACAAGGGTATGTTAAGTCAATCTTAGATACTGCTAAACTTCCTAGTGGTTTTAAAATGGACAAACCAAACGATCCATTTTTTAAAATACCTACATTCTTTGCAGGCAAAACTGCTATGAAAGATGTTGCAGATTTTAACGGTACGATTAACATCGCTAACATAACAAAACAAGCAGACAGAGAAGTGTTTGAAAATTTATTGGGTAAAAATAAAAACCCTATGCAAACTATTTTAGCAGGCACATCTAAGCTATCTGTAATATCACGACGTAATGTATTTTTTGATAATATTATAAAAGAGTCAGATGCATTAAAAGCTAGTGGCAAACGAGGTATGGTATACGATACTTACGATGAAGCTGTTGATGCACTTGGCACTGACATAAAACAAATTAGAATTGATTTAGGTAAAAAATTAGAAGCCGGTGTTGTTAACCCACTAAATGGTAAATATGCATTAAAAGGTGTGGCGGATGCATTAGAAGAAACATCCACTGTAACAAAAGATCCTGGCTTTCTCATGCAGGTTTATAATAATTTAGTATTGTACCCAAAGGCTACATCGCAAATTGCAAAAACAATTTTATCTCCAGTAACACATTTACGTAACTTTGTAAGTGCAGGTGCGTTTGCAGCAGCAAACGGTGTGCTTCCATTAAATCCATTAAAAGCAAAAGCAATTAAAAATGCATATCAAGCATTACAAACACCACTAAAAGGTACAAGAAGACAAAATGAGTTTTATGAAGAGCTATTAGAACTTGGTGTTGTAAACTCAAACGTTAGACTTGGAGATCTATCAAGATTAATGGAGGATGTAAACTTTGGCTCTACCATGACAACTGACAAAGGTATGAGATTATTATTAAAACCTCTATCTAAAATTAAATCTGTGTCACAAGATTTATACACAGCTGAGGATGACTTTTGGAAGATATATTCTTTTGCTGTTGAAAAAGATAGACTTGCAGCAGCCTTTGCAAGAAATTTACAAGTGGGTGAAATATTTACAGACAGAAATGGTATTCAAAGAGTATTTAGGCCAAACAATAAAAATTTTGAAAGATATCTAAAAGAAGAAGCTGCTGATATTGTTAAAAATAATATACCAAACTATGACTATGTGTCAGAGTTTATACAAGGTTTAAGAAAAGCACCGATAGGAAACTTTGTATCTTTTCCTGCAGAAATATTAAGAACCGGCACAAATATTGTTCGAAGAGCATTAAGTGAAATTAATGGTACAATTACAAAAGCAGATGGCACAGTCATTAAACCTTTTCAAAGAATAGGGTATCAAAGATTGTTTGGTTTTGGTGCAACCGTGGTGGCTGTCCCTGCAGGTGCAGTGGAGTTAGGTAAAACATTGTACGATGTAACGGACGATGAATTACAAGCTATTAGACGGTATGTAGCTGATTGGTCTAAAAATTCTACTATCATACCTATTAAAGATAAAATAACTGGTAAATTTAAATATGTAGATTTTAGTCATGCTAATGCATACGATACTTTAATTAGACCCATTCAATCTATAATTAACCAAGTAGCTGCGGGTGAAAAAGATGATGATGGAATGATAGACGATTTTATACTAGGTGCATTTATTGGTATGAGAGAAATAGGTGAGCCATTTATTAGTGAATCTATTTGGACAGAGGCAGTATTAGATCTTATTGCAAGAGGTGGTAGAACTAGATCCGGATCTGAAGTGTTTAATCCTGAAGATTTACCTGGTGTAAAAGCTCAAAAAATTATGAAACATTTAGTGGAAGCACAAATGCCATTTTCATTAAATCAGTTAAAAAGAATAGATAGATCTATTAAAGAAGTAGACGTAATTACAAAAGGTAAATTTGATGAGTATGGTCAAGATTATGAATTTGGTCCAGAGTTTGCAGGACTGTTCGGATTTAGAGCGGTAGAACTAGATCCAGGTAAGAGTATTGCATTTAAAATAGCTGATTATCAAAATGGTGTAAGTGACTCTAGAAAATTATTTACAACAAACACTTTAAAAGGTGGTCGAATAGAACCGTATGAAATTGTTGACGCCTTTATAAATGCCAACAGAGCTTTGTTTGGTGTTAGAAAAGAAATGAAAAATGATATAGAGGCAGCAAAACTATTAGGTTTAGATGGAATAGATTTTGAAAAAGCTGTTGAGGGAAGACTAACTAAAAGTGACCTTAGAGGCTTAGTTGATGGAGTGTTTAGACCTCTAACAGTTTCAAAAGGAATACAAAGAAAATTTCAAACAAACGCGGAGGAACTTTCTGAAGAATTAAATATGACAATAGAAAACCCTTTTCTTAAAACAATACCAGTTATTCAAAACATACAACAATTTTTATTACAGTATAACTTAGATGATGAGTTTCCATTCATAGAAAACCCGTTACTACCAAAACCAGGTGGGGCTGATGCTGCAAGCTTACCTGCGGGAGTAAACACAGCACCAATAAATGCTGATGTTTTATCTTCAC